GCCGCCCGCAACCGGGAGCGCGCTGTGAGCGGGACCGGCTACGGCTATCTCCTTCCAGCAGATTCAAATACCGATTGGACTTCGGCAGCTTTTATCTGCAAGCGGCTGATCGCGAAACTGCAGACCATGACGCTCTGCCAAGTCACGAACAATCGGACGGGCGGCGGTGGAGCGATAGCGGCGGCAGGAACGGTCGACGTGCAATTGCTCGTGAGTCAGATCGACGGCGCGACTCCGCCCAATGTCACCCCGCGGGGGATCGTCACCAATATACCGTGGATGAGGATCGCTGGGGGTCAGAACGCCATCATCATCGATCCCCAAGTCAATGATATCGGCTACATCGTGGCTGGTGACCGCGATATTTCAGCGGTTAAGACTTCATTTCAGCAATCCGCGCCAAGCTCGCGGAGACAATATCGGTACTCCGATGGCGTATATCAGCCGCTTGCTCTCAATGTAACGCCAAATCAATATCTTGTTTTCACTTCCACCGGAGTGCGGCTGGTCGACAAAAATGGCAATTCAGTCGCGCTGGGACCGGGTATCAATTTTACGGACCAATACGGAAATATGTTACAAACGTCGGGAGGCGGTTTCAACGTTACGACAATCGGGGACTTCAAGGTGAATGGGATTAGCGTCATAAATCACATTCACGGCGGTGTGCAGACTGGTAGCGGATCAACAGCGCCCCCGACACCTGGAACGTAAATCATGCCCAGCACATTGCTTCTCGACACTGCACTATGGGATTTGGTTCTTGATGCGAATGGGAATATCGCCGTCGCATCCCAACCCTATTCGCTTGCGCAAGACGCCGCATCTGCCATCAAGACTTTCCTCGGTGAGTGCTACTACGATACGACCATCGGCGTTCCCTATCTGACGCAGATTTTTGGCGTCAGTCCACCTCCGCTCACCCAAATCAAACAAGCCCTCACCAACGCGGCACTGACTGTGCCTAACGTTGCGTCGGCTCAGGTATTCATCACGAGCTTCACGAACCGAGTGCTTTCGGGACAGGTGCAGGTCGTGGCGAGTAATACGGCGCAAGTGTCCGCTGTGACATTCTCCGTCACGAATCCGCAGGGAGTCGGCTGATGGCCGGTACGAATGTTCCGTCACCGACGTTTGGCCCGGCAGGATTCGTCCTTCCAACATCGGCGGAAGTTCTCGCTGGCGTGCAGGCCGATATCAATGCGGCCTTTGGCAGTAACCTAAACTTCGCAGATACCACGCCGCAGGGCCAACTCTCGGTAAGTTGGGCTGCATCAATCAACAATGCTTATGCGATCTTCCTCTATTTCAGCCAGCAGACCGATCCGGCCTATGCGTCAGGCCGATGGCAAGATGCCATTGCGCGGTTCTATGATCTGGAGCGCAATCCGGCACAGCCGACATCCCTTCAAGTGCTTTGCCGCGGTGTTGTTGGGCAGACCATCACTATCGGCGCTTTGATTTCCGACCCATCCGGCAATCTTTATGCGTGTGGAGGCAGCGGAGCGTTCAATAGCAACGGTCAGGTAACGCTCACTTTCGAATGCACGGTGCCGGGTCCAGTTGCGGTTCCGTCCAGTGTCTCAATTTATTCGGCACAATCGGGATGGGATTCGGCATCCGTCGTTTCAGGTGTTGTGGGGGTTAATGTCGAGACCACCGCAGCCTTTGAACTTCGGCGGGAAGATGCCTTAGAGGGCAACAGTGCTGGCGCGATTGGCTCGATCATAGGAGCGGTCGCTCAAGTCCCTGACGTCCTCGATTACTACGGCTACAACAATTCGACAAACGGACAAGTTACAGTCGGTGGCGTTCTGATTCCAGCGTACTCGATCTACATTTGCGTAGCTGGCGGAACGCAGTCGACCATCGCACAGGCGATATTGTCGAAGGTGGGTCCCGGCGCTCCGATGACTGGCAATACGACCGTCACGGCCTACGATTCAAATCCACTTTATGCAACGCCGCAGCCATATTCGATCACTTATGAAACACCGACCCCGCTTCAGCTTTTGTTTGATGTTGAAATCGTAAACGGTCCGAATGTCCCCTCGAATGCCGTTACCTTGGTGCAAAGCGCATTGATTGCGGCAGTGACTGGACAATCAAGTGTAACGCCAGCCCCGCCACGGGCGCGCATCGGATCGGTGGTTTATCCAACGGCCTACGTTAACGCTATCAACGCGCTCGGCACTTGGGCACAAGTCGCTTCGATCACCATCGGTTCTGCGAATACTCCCGGAGCCACTATTGTTGGGAGCATTTCTGGAAACACGCTTACGGTCACGTCAGTTATTTCCGGTAGTTTGCAGGATGGGCAGTCGCTTTCTGGAACTGGAGTCATCAGCGGGACCGGCATCATAGTGGGTACGGTTATTGTCTCGCAGCAAAGCGGTTCGGCGGGCGGAACAGGAACTTATGTTGTCAACCAACCACAGACGATAGCCAGCACAGGAATGTATGCTGCGGCGGCAAATCAAACGGTGGTTTCCGTTCAGATAAATCAGGTGCCGCAATTGAGTGCGGTCAACATAAATGTGACCGTGACATGACGGGGCCTCCGTATCCACACCCGAATCCTGTGCCGGGATCAAACGCCATCGGGTCTTTCACGATTGGCGTATCGCCAATCGGTACGATCTCGCCGTGGGACCCTTGGAAAACTGTCCTTTCGCAATACGCCAATAGCCCAATACTGTCGTCGCTCATTCTCTCTCAAAATGCTGCGATGGACCAAACTGAAAATTACGACAATCTCTATGATGACATCTGGAATGTAGATAGCGCCCAAGGATACGGCCTCGACGTGCTCGGTCGGATCGTTGGCGTTCAGCGCGCACTGCAGCTTCCCGGTGAGGCTGAATACTTTGGCTTTCAAGAAGCAGGTAGTTGGTCAGGGTTTGGTGGGGGCGGAGGTGGCGGGATTTTCTATAGCGGTGGTCAGATTACCAGCAACTTCAATCTTCCTGACGATACATTTCGGTCCGTCATTCTCGCAAAGGCTGCGACGAATATTTGGGACGGCTCAATTCCTGCATGGAATCAAATCTTGCTTGATTTATTCCCCGGCCAAATTTCCTACGTCCAGAATAACCAGAACATGAGCGTTACGCTGGTATTCAAGTTCGTACTCTCGCTCATCCAGACGGCAATCGTCGGTAGCTCTGGCGCATTGCCGAATCCAACCGGAATCGTTATCAATATCGAGCAGAATCCGACATGACAAAAATTCTGACCCTCGTCCTAACATTCCTCTTGGCTGGCATCCTTGATGCTGACGCTCTCTCGCAATCGCAAATTCCAACGAAGTTTCCGATCCCGTGGGGTAATGCAGCCGGGAACAACTACATTCGTATAATTCCGACTGCATCTCAGATAGGCGTTCAAAATTGTGCCGCATCTCTAACAGACGGATTTCCACCATTAACATTCGTTCCACAAGCTTCTGGTGGCTGCCCTCCATTCGGGCAGGACATGAATGGCATTCTCAAGCAAATCACGCAGTGGTCTCAGTGGCAGAATGCCGGAGCGACTGTCGGCTATGATTCCGGGTTCTCGTCCTCAATCGGTGGCTACCCGAAAGGTGCAGTTCTTCAGCAGGCAGCGAACGCGAATTGCTGGTGGACATCGTCGGTCGACAATAACACTTCGAATCCAGATGCGAGCGGGGCAAACTGGCTCAGCTATTGCGCGCAGCCGACGATCAACACGTTCGTCGGGACGGCGAGTTCAACCGGATCGGCCAACGCACAGGTCATCGCAGCGACCAATCCGCCAAACTTCACGCTGACAACCGGCAACACGGTGCGGTTCAGGGCCGGGTTCGCGAACAGCGGTCCGCTTCAGGTGAATGTGGCTGGGACTGGGTTGGTCAATGTTTATCGGTTCAGCCAACTCGGTGCCACGATGTCTGTCGGCGGCGAGGTCTATGCCGGTCAGATGGTCGAACTGGAATACGACGGCACGGAGTTTCAATGCACATCGTGCGGCGTTGTGACGGTCGGTGAAATCAAGACCTATACCAGTTCGAATAACGCTGTTCCGACGGGATGGCTCGTTGTGGCCGGTGGTTGTGTATCGGCGACAACCTATGCCGATCTCAATGCTGTGATGGGTGGTTCTAATTGGAGCGGCTCTTGTCCGGGGGGCCAGTTCTCTCTTCCTGATGGTCGCGGAACGATTTTCGTTGGCACTGACAATCAAGGTGGCACCTATAACGGTAACTTGTCGAATTGTTCGAACGACACCACGCCTTCTGCGACATGCGGACAGCAACAAGTCTCCCATACGATCACGCGCGGCAATCTACCGAGCATCAACTTCACCGTCAGCACGACCGACTCCGGCAGCGTGAGCATCCCTGCGGGCCAAGGTTCTCATAATCACAATACGACCTCTGGAAATTTGGGGCTGTATGTCGACGAAGGCGGAGCGGGAAACTGTTGCACGGGCGGTGGAG